TCATCTCTTCCTTGTGGTAATTGTGTGGTTGCCCTTTTTCTCAATGGTCTCATTGCCATTGATGAATGTTTCATTGTCCATTTTCGCCAACACCTTTTCATTAACCGCCGTATTCTTTTTCAATTCAGCGAGTAATTCAGGGTCTTTGGTTATTACCATGTTTTGTTGGCGTATGGCCGCATTGCCTTGATGAAACACCTTTGTAGGCAGGTTTGGCATCGTCACACCTGTGTCTCTCAACAGTTCATTTAAGGCATGGTATGGTATCGGTTCGTGGTTGTGTATGGCCTCAAATAAGTCACGGTGTTTACCTGTGCTTTCTTTGTCCATTACAAATTCCGAGCGGTGTACCGTTCCCGCCACATCATGCTTTTCCCCATCGCCTGTGTAACCACCCTCTGCAAAACCCTGTTCTTCACTATTTATCAATTGTCTCGACTTGGCCTGTGCTGCAATGAAGGCTGCAAACATGGCTGCTATGGTTGCTGCTGCTAAAAAAGGATTAATAGCCTCTGTCGCCAAAATCGTTGATGCACCTGTTATCAGGTTTGTTGCCTGTGTCACCGCTGCAATATTCTGTTTTTGCCTTTCAAGTTCCTTGTGCCTTTCAAAAGCAACCCTTTGTTGTTCTTCAATAGCTGCCAATTGCCCAAGTTCTGCGTTGAGATTGTTGGCCAACCCCTCGTCATTCAACTCCCGTTGTTCGTCAATACTTTTTTCAACAGCGTTTCTTTCATCATCCAACCTTTTTATTTTCTTGTCAAGTTGTGCCTGTTGGATGTCGTTCAAATCTTGCATGGCATCAGTTACTGAATCAACGATTATTCTAAGGTTCTTGGTTAAGATTTTCAATTCTTTGTCGTTTAGCCCAAGTAGTTTGTTTAGCCATCCTTCTTCTGTCTCAGGCGTGGAAACCTCTGCCTTTAGTTCCTTTATTTTCAGAATCAAATCAGCAATAGCTTTCTGATTGTCCTCTGTTAGTTTTTGTGTGGATTGAAAGTAGTCAAGCTGTGCTTGAAGAGATGTTATCGTTATCTGCTTTATTTCTTCTGCTAAACGCTTTTTGTATTCCTTCTCTGTCTCGCCGTCTTTTTGTGTTCTGTCAATGCTTATCAGTGCCGTCATCCGCTCAGCTTCAATAGTGTCCAATATCCCCCTTTCCCGTAGCTTGGCTGCTTCTTCTAATGCTTTGAGGCGGGCTGCTTCGGCTTCTGCCGCTATCTTAGCCAATTCTGCATTATGTTCATTAAAAGCGTCAATAACCAATTTGTCATACTTCTTGTTTATTAGCAAGATGTCTGCCCCTGTTTTTTCGGCTTCTTCTGTTTCTTGCCTTCTTTGCTCATTCAACTGTTCAACGGTTTTATCCAACCCGTCCTTCATAGCTGCAATACGGTTTTCGTTGTTGATTGAGATTAGGTCAATTTCTTTTGGCTTTTTATCTTTCGGGTCTTTCTTAAAGTCCTCTAATAGTTTTTGAGACTCCAACCGTAACTTTATTGCAGCTAACCTATCGGTTTCGTTTTCCAATTCCTTTTCAAGTATTTTGTTAAATGCTTTGCCACCTTCAATAGCAGCAACAAGGTTACCCTCCACATCTAATATTTCTTCAGGGGCAGACAATTCTGCTGCTGTTGCCTTTGCTCGAATGTCAGATATTTCTACATTGCGTTCCGCAATACGTTGAAGTAAAATGTCTAATTGGTATTTCTTTTCAGCTAATGTGATATATTGGACAATGGCTGCATTTACCAAATCTAATGCGTTGGCTTGGTCTAACGTTACCCCGTTCAATTCGCCTGTTATTTCCTGAATCTTTTTGAGTGCTGTTTCTTGTTGAGCCCTTGTTCCCAATTGTTCATTGATAATTATTTGTAACTCTCTGATAGATTCCGATTCTTTTTGAACAGCGTCACTCGTGTTGTGGCTTTCCGCTGCTGCCTTTTTCATTCCGCCCGCAAAGAAATCCAATGCAGCAACAGCACTTTGAATAAGTACAATCAAACCCAATGGCCCAAGAAATGCTGATTTTAAAGCAATCATCCCCGCCTTCAAACCCCCAGCTTGCTGCGTCATCAACACAAACGTTGCAGCCAACTGTTGAATGTTATTCGCCACACCCCTTATTCCATAAGGTAAGTCAGACATCAATTGACCAAAACTTATGATGTTCGCACCTGCGTATGATGCTACCTGTGCCGTTTTGTCAAGTTGTGCGTTTAGTTCTTTGTTAGACTTAATCGCTACAATGTTAGAGTTTTTGACATTCTTCGTAGCTACATCCAATCGCAAAAACTCTGCCTGCAATTCTCTATATGCTTTTGTGTTGGCACGGCCCGATGCCTCTAACTTCACCATTTCCGCCTGAAGTTGTGCCATAGACTTACCTGTGGCCTTTACCTTAACGTCAACACCATTCTGTATGTCCTGTAATTCTTTTAAGTCTTTTGATAATGCTTGTACCGTTGACGATTGCTGCTTATAAAGGTCTTTTTGGTCTTTGTTGCTTTTGAGTAATTCCTGATTTTTGATCAGCATCTTTTCAACTTGCCCGTGCAATTTAGCAATCTCCTGTGTGGCCTTGTTCAGTTCCCTGTCCAACGTGCCCACGTTGCCCGCAAAGATTTCTTTGAAGTCGTTTTTTAACTTCGTGTTAATAGTGCGGACATCTTTCAGCCGTTGTTCGACTTGACCTATGGCTATGTTAAAGCCACTTGCATCCCCCTTAAATTCTAAATTAATTGCCATTATCCTCTTTTTTTATCTTTGAACGCATCAACTTTTCATGGCTTTTTAAAGAGCGGTAAAAAGCGAGAACGTCCATCTTTCTCAAAACTTCAACTTCTGTTGGCCTGCCGTCTGTCATTGCCCATAGCAGGTCAGACCAATCTTTTTCAATCTTCTCCTGTTCGTCTCTCAGGAGTCCGAATGGGGCATGTTTTTTTCTTTTTCCTCCGCTAACGGGTTCAAAATATTCGGGGTAATAGCGTTCCTGATTTGCTCGTAACCCTGAATTAAATTGACCGCTAACTTCAAAAAAAAAGACGTTTCTATGCCTTCCTCCGCCCAATCGTCTATCTTCTCCTGCATAATCTGTTCATCAATTTTTATGATGTCCTCATCTTCCCTAAGTATAAATAATGCACAAAGAGTAAGCACTGGTATTCTCCTGTCGTTAATCTTTTCTATGCCATTTAGGGTGTTGTGTGCAAGGGCGTAAATCTCACCGTTTCTACCACCACCGTTTGCCATTATGCAAACATCCTGTAATGCTTTGATGATACCTAAAAATGTCACATCAAATCCAACTTCCAACTGCATCTTACAATAGGCTATGTAGCGGTCAATGGGCAGCGTTGACACTATGTGATAGCGGTATTTAGTCGTGGTAAACGACTTTGCCTTGATGTCAACTGTTTTCAGTTCGCCCATTTGTTAATTATTTTGGCTATGGTTATTGATAAACACACTACAAATATATGATTAAATAGGTCGTAGTGATAAGCGTTGGTTCCCGACAATGTCTTTGATGTGAAAAGGTATAGGTACACCCATAGACCAAGTTGCCCTGTGAAACAGTCCATACAAGTTCCTAATGGCTTACTTAACCAAAGTGGTAGCCTGCAAATGAGTTTGTAATACGGCCATAGTATCATTTTTTCATCCATAAATACTTGGGTGAATACATAGCCAACTACGGCACAGAAAAGAGATATGGTTAGGATGGTGGTCATGTGGTGGGTATTTCTAAAAAGTTTATTTGAACGTTCTCGAAATATATCGTGCTTACCCTTGTTCTGTTCTTCATATAAAGTACAATGGTATCTCCATAGGTAAGTAAAATACAGGCTTGCATAGAAAAATTCACATATAGATTTACCCCTATACCACCATGAATCATTCGTGTTGTAGCTTGTGTTGCTGTTCCAGTGTTTAATGAACAATACGGGGCAGAATAAGTGCTTGTTGGGTTTTTATAAAAACACAATTCTATATCCTCATAAGCAGCCCCCGTGGAATCATAATACATTGTTCCGGTACAAACTACCATAAACGTTTTGTCTGTGTCTCCGACGTATTTAGGGGCTGCAACTTCGCAATCGGTTTCGTCTTCGTGGTCAACATCTCCCCAGTCGGCAGAGGCCGACAATATACCACCCGTAAATAATATTGGTTTGTAAAATACAGTTGTTGTGTTGGTGTCACCATTGTCTCCGGGCCATCGGTAATGACAATAACTCGACAACTTTCTAACCCCCGTTGTGGTTAATGTGGCCTGTTGCTTAATATTATTAAAACTCGTTACCGCATTGGCAACCTCTGAAAGGTTATTAGCCTTGTCTAATTTTTGTTCAAGCTCATACTCTACCCCAACAGCAAAGGTTTGAAGCAAGTTAAAATTATAGTCGTTATCCTCTGCCGTGATGCTTTCTTCTTTTTCTGAACGTAATATCAGGTCAACATCAGGCACACCCCTTATTCTGAATGTTCCACCAATTATTTGTGTTGATGCTTTTTGTACCCTAAAGACACCTGCTATGGTTTTGGTCGTTGTTCCCGCTACCGCAAATACTCCTGTGATGGTATTTGTTGTTGTAGCCTCTACCCTGAATATACCGTCAATAGTTTGGGTAGCCGTTGTCTGAACATTGAAAACACCTGTTATCGTTTGTGTTGAAGTGACCTCTACCCTAAATAAACCTGCAAGCGTTTGGGTGGTTGTTGTTTGAACGCGGAATACCCCTGTGATTGTTTGGGTGGTAGTGGTGTCGCCCGCTTCAACAAACCAAATCGGTGTCCTTTGAAACAGTTTAAACGGGTTGCCGTAAAGTTCCCTTACTTCTGATTCTTTTAACCCTCTTGACCAAACACCCCAATGAGCCTGCCTTCCGTTGAGTAGTCGCCCAGCAACACCGTCAATAAGAAGTGACCCAATTGCCCAATCATGATTCACGGACAACACGGCACCCGTGGATGCAGCAGAAGCGACACTTATCCCATTTACATATATCCGACCTGTTACCCCGTCGGACAACATGGCTACATGATGCCAAACGCCTGCCGGAAACGTGCTTGCGGTGAAATCCCATGTAAAAACTATTGTGGTTCCTACATAATATCTTAACCTTGTCGTACCTGCATTGTTGTGAATTTCAAAAGCGAATGGAACTAACCCATCACCGGAAACATACGCCCCAGTCATAAAATCCATCAATTGCCCACTCGATGGCATCGTGGTTACATTTACCCATCCTGCAACGGTAAAAGCCCCTGACAGTGCTAAACTTGGAGTATATGGTATCTTGACATAACTTGCCCCTGCGTGATTAATAGCAGAGCCTATTGGGCTACCCGACCATAACGGAAAGGGAATAGTTCCTGTAGCTAAGCCTTTATTACCTTGTGGTGTGGCATCGTTTATTCCCGACCCCCCCGCCTCGTTTAATGGATAATATGCCAACAATCCCCTTGCTAAAGGTTGGGCCATGTTGACCTTAGCCCCTAAAAGTGGAGTTTGAGGCCTTAATATCATAAGTTAGGAAATTGCTGTTATTGGAATGAATACCGCCTGTATTGCAAAGGCTTGTGTAAATAACGAACCGTCTGCCACTACCCGAATATATCTGGCTGCGGGGGGTATTTCTATCGGTGCATATATCTCTGCTGCATCATACATGGTTGACGATGTTTGTGCATTTACAATGGCATCTTCCAAAGTTACCGATGTCGAGGCTACTATTGATTTAATCCTGTGCCATTCACTGTTTGCTATCGTTCCGTTCAAAAAGAAGATTATATCCCCTGTCGTTAAGTTTGTTGTCGAAGCTGCCCCGATTACGGTTTGCCCTGCTGCCTCTGTTCCTGAAACGGCTTCCCCTTCACAGGCTGCAAAGTTGGTTGTGATTATTGCCGCTGGAAACCATGCAACGTTATCGGGTGAATATTCAACCCTGATGTTTACGCCTGCCCCTGCTGCTGTGGCCGATTCTCTTCCAAAACGGATATGAACAGACCCTCCTAATTCCGTGTCAAGGTTTTCACTCGTTCCAACGGCAACGGACGATGCCGCCACTGTTTGAAGTGAAAGCAAATTGACTGCTGAACCTTTCGTTAGTGCTGCCATTATTTAAACTCGTTTGTTAGTAGTTTGTAAATTGAATCGTGCCTATCTTGTGCCGTTCCTTTGTCAAGTTCGTCTTGCAATGCTGCTTTTGCTTTGGCAACAAATTCAGTTATCCCTTCCTGATCTTTGAACACTTCTTTGCCGCTTTTTGTGGTTGTCGAAAGATTTAAACTTCCTGAATATGAAAATGCGGGTTTTTCAGGCGTTTCTTTGTCCTTATCCCAATAGGCTGTTAATTGCCCAATAGTTGAATGAACAATTATCGTGTTCCCTTCCTTATCCTTTTGTTTCTGTGGCCCTGTTCTTGGCGTAAATTCAAATGTCCAACTCATATCAATATACTTCCATTATCCTTTGAATCCTGTACCCGTCAACATCTTCCAATGTGTTGTCCGCTTTTATCCTGTTTGTTGCTGTTGCCTGCCACCCTATGATGAAACTTTGCGGCCCTTCCCATTCAGCACCTTCTTGATTCGGGTTTTTGTGATGCGTCACCCTTCTCCAATAAACCAACTCAAAGTCTTTCAGCTCTACATTCGGGTCGTGAAGTCTGATTGATGTTTCCCCTACCATAAACAACCCACTTTCTAATTCCACTCCCACAAACCGTCTTGGTTGTACGTCAACCTGCTCTATCAGCACAAATTGTGTTACCTCACCAATCCTTTGCAACACGTCGTGGAAACAATTCTTGCCGACTGTCGTTGGCGAGATGTCCTCTTGTGTTTGTTGTAATGTGGTGCCGTCTTTAAACGTGGCCTGAAACAGATATTTGAAGTTGTGATTCATTTCAGTTTTCTAAAAATTGGCACGTAAGGGTAATGCTTGAACTATCCCCTGCGGCTGCTGAACCTGTTGTTTTCACCTGTGATGCCATAAAGGTTGTGTATCTTGTTGCCGCCCCAGTCACCGTGGCCGTTTTGCCCGTACTCTGCGGGCCTGTCGCTCCTGCAAACAAAACCCTACCCGAAGCAATCGCCACTGCGGTGCTTATGTCAACCGATGCTGCCGTGTTGTATGTTGCCGATGGGGTGGTGTATAGCGGTCTGTCACCATCTGCCGTCACAGAAGGCCATGTCCATAATGAGGTGTTGGCGGGCAAAGACCCTGCTGTATGGCCCCATAAAAAGGTATGGGCATTGTTAAATGTTCCTGTCAATTCCCCGTAGAGAAATATTTCAAAAGAGTTATTCCCTGCCGATATTGGGTATGTGCCGTAGGCATCGCCTTGCACCCCACTGTTTTTCCAATTACAAGCCGTAGCCGTTGCCAGTGTCGTTCCCGTTGCGGGTGACCCTGTGGCAGTACCACTTGCTTGCTTCCATGTCCATGTAACGCCCATGTCTATCTCTTTTTAAAGTTCGTCATTCTAAACCATTCCAACCAAGCTAAAAATGCTTGCACCCGTTGTTTTGTTGGTATTTTGCTCATAGGGCAAAGTTATAGCTTTTATTTATATCTTTTCAAAATTATATTGGTACGCCACATTCATCCAACAATACCAATGTATCTTCAAAACATGATGGTGACATTAAATATTTCACCTTTACCCTCATACTCATGTAGTCGTGCGGGTGCATCAAAAAGCCCACCTCCGTTGTGTTGTAGGTGTATTTGCCCGTGAACACACTCTCTGTCTTTGCTTCCTGAGTGACATCTAATATTGTTATCCCTGCATAATCACCACTTGACCAATTGACTGGTATTTCGTCAAGTTCTTTCATAATGGACATAAAGGCTTGCTCACTGTTCCATGTCATTTTCTTGCCGTTGAGCCATGCGACTATTCTGAGTTCTGTTTCAGCCAACCAACCGCCTGTCTTGGGGTCATGTACGGCACTAATACCTGACACTTCTTCAAAGTATAGAACTGATCGGTAGTTGCTGTTCGGCACAAGGTCTGTCCGTGTTTTTGTCTCACAGTCTCCTGTCACAACGTTGATCGCATACGGCAATGTCACCTTTTTCTTGCCGTCCATTGTGGTTACAACTTTTACCAAGCCAGCATATTTTTGTAGCCAAGGTAAGGCTGTCAGTTGCCCCAATAAGATATTTGCTATGGCTACGTTCATGCTTCCCGGCAAAAGTACTAATTTAGCATCATTCTAATTACGTTTTTGTTGAAAAATAATTTTAGCTTTGTGGCATGGAAAATATAGACTTTGCGTTCTTCGCATTACTTTTTGGATTGTGGGTTATTGTGTGGCTAACCAGAAACCCGCCAAGAAAGGTAAAGAAGCAAGCCTGCGTACAATTTACGGACACATTGGATGGCTGTCACAAGATGATAAGTAGCCAAATACAAAATGGGTACACGATATTGTCCTTCTGTTTAATCCCCAAAACAGCCACCACGTTTACCATTATCATTTTGTTTGAAGGAACTGAAAGATAGAACTATGTTTGAAAACGGTATTTGGTTATTCTTGTCACAGATATATAAACACCCCAAAAGCGTTTATGCTTTTACGGCTTGGTTAACTATTATCAACATTTTGAACTTAATGTGGACAATATGCTTATCAATAAAGCTCCTGCCTAAATTATGATAGTAACAGTAATCCAATCCGCAATTTCTAACCACGACTTCTTAGGGGGCTTGGCTGGCTTTTTACTTTTGATAGTCTGTATTATTGGGCTATCAAGGGCATTGTCTGAACGCGATTAGTTAACTTATTATTATCACCCGAAATGAAAGAAAAACTGTCAAAAGAACAACGCGAGAAATTTGATTTTTTTGCGATAGCAATTGAAGCGGCAACAAGAAGGCATAAGAATGGCACCGAAACTGCGTAGGATGTATATTTACTCCTCAAAGTCAGTGGTGCTTTTAATAGGTTGAAAAAAATCACACAGAAAAAATAACCGATGGATTGGCCTATAATTTTTGTTGCGTTTAGTATTGGGTGGGCTTTGGGGATGGTGGCTTGTTTACTTTTGTTGGCACATCATGCAAACAAACGGGAATAAACTATTGAACCCTCATTTCGGCAGGCAGTAATTTCATTATCTTTTCGTTAAAGTCGTCTTGCATTTCTTCCTCTAAGTGTTCCAATTCTAAATCAGAAATGTCAAGGGCGAATCCTTTGTAATGTTCTAATTCAACTAACTTTTTAATGGTGCCTGGGTTTTGTCCACCCAAAGTCGCTGTTGTTTCTGTATTTCCCACTAACCCTATCCCCCGCCACATATCACCCGTAAAGGTTAAATCAACGAAATTCAGGTTCGGGTTTGTTCTTAATACCCTATTCTTGTCTATTTTATATTGGCGGTAACTCTCACTGTAAGGAGACATCATGAATAAGTTTGGGTATCGGGCTGTTTTACCTGTTGTTTGAACTCTCGTTTGAATTGTCTCTTTTGCGTTTGAAACAGCCAAAACAGCCATTTCGCCCATTATTTTAGGTAAAGCATCCTGTATCTTTTGAATATTCGCTATGGCCGCATCGAGTGTCATATCAAAGCCGTTACAATATTTATCTTTGATTCACAGGTATAGCACCCGCTTTGGCTTACATCAATCACGGTTCCCAAATGAGCAACCTTCTCGGTGTAGTATTGTGCCGCTAAAACAGCATTGTTAGCCATTGTCTCGCGGTTCATCAGCACTGCTGAGTTTATGTTCTGTGAGTTGAGAATCATATTCAATGCGTAGTAAACCGTTTTGTCTCTTACTGTGCTTGCTATCAATAGTGCATTTGGGTTGCCTAAGTAGTCCAAATTGTCACATATCACCTGTTTTGAATCACAGGTCACCTGACATTCTACCACAAAGCCATTCATCACATTGCTGTTGGCCATAGCATCTTTCATCTCCTGATGAGTGTCTGCCTGAATACCGCCTACCATTAAGGAATTATACCACATCCTGTCCGCTTGGTACTCGTTCCCCCATTGGGTGCAGTTAGGTGAAAAGCCACAACAGGCAATGGCATTGGTCAAAGCACGGGCTGATGTTTGTTCTGCCACAAGGTAGTATTCTACTTCTCCACCGTCGTACATGGGTAGTTCGTAGTTCAACGTTGCCGAAAACGTTAATACATTGGCTACACATGCGATGGTGAAAGAATGAACTGACACCGTTGTCAGGCTGCTGTATATCCTGCATTGGTAAGTTGCCGTTGTGTCCATGCAAAGCCCTACCCGTTCTATTTTCAACACCCCGTTTTTTGTTGGTTTGGGGTATAGGGCTATGCCATAGTAGTTCTTTGAAATAACCGTGGTGTCTGTCGATGTAAATTTCCTTTTGCCAATCGAGCCGACAAAGTTGTTATTTGCTTTTTTCTGATTCTTGGCAATAGCTACCTGTACGTCCGAGATAAAATCATTTATTGCATTTGTCCGTGCTGTGGCCAACATCGGGAATAATCCGTCATTGGCACAATCGGCTGCGGCCTCTGCCATGTTAAGATTCAGAAATTCATGTTCGTCAATGTAGTACCCCGATTCTGAAAGATCGCTCGTAGATGTGTCGGTGAAACAGGAACAGGCCGTCCTACTCAGCCCAATAATATTATTTAAACAGGTAAGTGCCATAGTCTTTCACCGCCAAAGGGGGCAATAAAGCCCCCGTTGATCGTATGTTTTTTTGGTCGCTGAACGAAGTCGAAGCGTTAGCTTCCGCTTTGTGCGTTGTTGAAGAACCTCAGTACGCCTGTATTTTCGCTGTCACATCCCAATGGGTTTAGCCAGATGCCTGCGTTAACAGTCATACGGAAGTGATGCTCAATTTCGTTGGCCACACAGTATGGCTTGTAAAGTACATCGTACTCAACGCCTGCCAAGTTCTGTGAACCAATTTTCCATGCGGTGTATATGCCGTCAAAGTTTCTTGGGGTTGTATCCCAATATGCTTTTGACGCAAAGGCAACAGCACCCTGATCAATCATGTATGTAACATGGTCGGGGGTGTTTCCTGTAACAACATTCCAAGGGTCGAAATAAATCTTCATCGCTGAAAATTTGTTTATCAAGTCCTTGTCGTTTGCGTTTACCGCACTCATTTGTGCATTCCAATATTCGCCTTTGAGATTTGAACCGTTCAAAAGGAAAGGGTTATCAAATTGGTTCATCTCTGCCAATGTCACAAACTCTCCGAAAAGGTCTGCTGTCCAATCTGCGGCGGGTATGGTGTCATACCCTGTACCTTGTGCAAGCCCTGTTTCCCATTGGTTCACGCCTGCGAAGTTGTTCAGCCAAGGTATCATGGTAGCTGCAAGATAGTTATCCAAAACGACACCACCATTTTTAAACCCAAGAGCGATAAACTCCTCTGGCTCCATAGCCAATCCCCTAAATTCTTTCTCTTTCACATAAAATTCGTGTTGCTGACTGATGTTCATAATCATGTCTTTTTTCACACCCTCCAATTCGTCACCGCCAATAGTACATTCCGTAGAAAGTGCTGTGGTGGTCGTGTTACAGGTTTTGCCCCAAATAAGGGATAGTGTCCTGTCCTTACCTGTTTGCAATTCTGCTAATTGGGCTGTGTTGTTTTCGATGATTGCCTGTGCTGTCTGCACATGAGGGTTCATGTGTTTCACACGGGTGTTGGTATCCCACTTTCCTTCTGCCCTTGCCTGAATAGCCAAGAGTGCGATGTCGGAAAACGTTCCCGCCACGCCAAAAGAGGTAAAACTTTTCTGCCCGAACAATAAGCCCGAACATCCAAACGCAAACAAAGCAATGGCTAACCGCATGACGGCATCCCCGATACTTTGGCTTTGGGCTACAATCGCCACTCCAAGCAGCAAGAACCCGATAATTAACATTCTATTTTTCATTCTATTCACAATTTCAAATTTGTCCGGCCTTTTTCATTTCGTTGTACCGGTCTAACGCTGCATCTTTTTCTTCGGGTGTCTTGGCATCTGTAAATGCTTTCAACAATTCAGCACCCGTTGATGCTGTTACGGGTTTTGCCGCTCCCCCCGACCCTGCCCCACCGTCGCCTGCGTTACCCGCACTACTCCTGTCGGTGGATGCTTTAAATTCAAAGGCACGTTCTGCAACAGATTTTACATGGTTGTCAAATGGTATTCTATTGCCATGACCGTCCTGTAAGTCGTTGCCGTCTTTGTCAATTAGGACAATCTTCCCATCTCTAACCTCGTAGTTACTCGCCTCCAATTCCCTTACAAACAAATTGTCTATTTGGGTTTTGGCTTTTATGGTGTCTGTTGGAAGTATTGGGTTAAGCCCGTTGAATATTGCCAATGCCTGATCTTTCACCGTTTGAAAGGTTTGAGATTTTGTCATCTGCACCTTAAACTCATTCACCTTTTGGTCGAAGTCCGTTTCAAGTTGCTTTACTTTGTTGTTGCTTGCTTCTACTGCATCCAAATACCATTTAGATTTCAGCACTTTGTCCTCCGTAAGCTCTGTTCCCCCCTGCGGTGCTTTGGCTGATAGAACCGTTTCAATAAGTTTGAACGGGTCGGCCTCGTCAACTTCGAGTTTATACTGCTCTTTTATTTTGGCTGTGATGGCCGTGATGGCATCTGTCTTTGCTTTTTCGATAGCTGCTTTGGTGTCAGGCTTTAGTTTTTTAACCCTTTCAACGTCAAGTGCAAGAAACGATTCCAATGCGGTATCATTAATTTCTTTCTCCGTGCCTTCCTTATAAAGGATAGGGGTAATTTCCTCTGAACTCAGGCCGTGTGATTTATTTAACAAGCCTATTAAGATTTCTTCTGCTGTCATTTTTTCTTTTTGTTTGCTTCAATTTGTTTTTTGATGTTTTTGATCTCCTGTATTGTCCTTTCAGACAACTGTACCACCTTGCGGTCATTTTCGTCCGCCCTACTCCAGTGTTTATACACCGTGTCTTTTTGGGCTTCCCACTCGGCCTCGCTTATCTCGCGGGGGTACTTGGCAAGTGTGCTTACTATTTTCATGCGATAAGCCCCAATAGTGTGGCCTTGTTCATTATAGGTGTGGTTGTAACACCTTCCTGCCTCAATATGTTCCGCAATTCAGCGTTTGTCATTTCGCTGTATATAGATGTGTTGGCCGTTGTGGTTATTGATGCCCTCGGAACCCCCGTGAGAAGCAACCCTTCCAACTCCATGTTTTCCATATCAGCATCGAATGGGATTCCCTGTTCCTGTAACTTGGCCACCAATTCTTTTCTTGTGGTTTTGGGTGCGGTGTTTAGTTCAACACCTTCGGGCAACCCACCATTCTTTCTTGTTTCAACAATTTGTTTGTACCTCTCAATTTCATCTCTTGTTTTGTCCGAAAGTACGGGCGGTTGGAATTTGATTTCCTTCCAGTTTCTCTGTTGGTTAGGGTCGTTTTTAATAACCTCCCAATTTTTCGGTGAGAAACGTCTTTCTACCCTTCTCCCATTCGGGAACTCTAAAAACGCATAAACATCTGCTTGCATAAAATCTTTTTAAGTTTGCTATTTAGAATATTTCTAAATTACTTTTGCAAATATATTTCTATTATCTATGACAAATGCAAATATTATAGAAAAAATAAATAAGGGTTGGTCGTTGAGCGGAGTCGAAACATGGTGGAAATCATTGTTTATTGCTGTCACCAACCTTTGTAAGATTGTAATTATATATGGGTTGGTGGGTGTTATCCTGCTTACCCCAATTATAAAAGGCTTATGGCTGCTGTCAAAAATCTATTGGAATTTACTACCTTTTTAAACAAGCGGTCGGCCTACCTTGTTATGTTCGGACACATAGAGGCGGTGCGGTTAAACCTCCCTTCGGTGTCGGTAGAACAGGCTATGGGTCAATTTTTAGATAAGTATGACCTTGACATCGAACTGCGTTCCGCCATGCGTGAATATTACCGTATGCAAAAAGAGTTAATAGAATTAAGCCGCACCGAGGCGTTTCTTGGCAAGAGAATTGGAAATGTAGTTTAGCGTATGACGACACCGATGGCCACCGAGATCAATAAATGGGTCATATCCCCTGTTTTTCCCTTGAAAGTGCGGTTTTTTATCGTACCCACCGAAGGTGTCCTCCGCAGTGCCAAAGAGAGTTATCTGTTCATTGGTAAAGACTTTGCCATTCCTGTGTATGCAGAAATCGCGTGATTCTTTCACCAACCCCCCAGCATATACGGCATAGCCCATGCCTACCCTTTTAGATAGTTGGACATTTACCGAACGGTCAAATTGGGCGAAGCTGTCGTAGGCAAAGGTGTCGAAGTGTTTAGCAAAACCACCCTGTAATTCTTTTGTACCCTTTACTAATTCTCTGACCTCCTTTATATATATGTCTCTTGGTTTGACGGGTGAGATTATTGCTTTCAATGTCATTTGTTTGATTTCATTTCTAAGGCCTGTGTCTTTGACGAATGACTCCAAGAAACCACCTTTGGTTAGTGCCTGTCCATTTTCGCTGATGCCAAAGCGTTGAAAGGTTCTTTGCTTTACTATCTCGGCATTTTCTTCTGCCATAGTGGGAACGACAGATTGGTAATAGGCGGTATTCAGCACCATTATCTCACTATATCCTTTGACCATTGTTTTTATGACGGGTAGGATTTCATCTTTTACGAACTGTTCCCAGAGGCGATCAATGTAATTGAGTTTTGCTATGTTTGATTTAGTGTTGGCCAATGTTCTGTCACCGTCTAATTTGGCAATAAACTTGTCTGTCAGTTCATCATACAGCTTATTTTCAAGGCCTGTAACTTTCTTTCTCAGCAAGGTTTCCTTTGTGTCAAGCAGTTCTGCCTTCAGTTGTTCGTATTCAGGATAGTCCATTACTGCTGCATATCACCTTTTGGCAAAACTATTTCAGGTTCATTCTTTTTGTTTTCGGCCACGATGGAATCCACCTTTGCTTTTATGAGCATCTTTTGTTTTTCGTAGGTCATATCGTAGAACCACACTTCTTTCGCTTCCATTTCCAACTCCTCAAAGATAGGGTCGTAGTTGGCATATAGCGTTTTTGTAAATACCGTCACCTCGTTGCCTGCCATGATCACAAGAATTTCTTCCTGTGTCTTGCCATTGAATGGATGGTGTCTGCTTTTGCACTCGTAGCGTTTCAATGCTACTTGGTCGTCACGGTAGATGTCTTTCATCACCTCGCCCGTTAGGTTTGTGCGAACCGCCCCTGGGGCATTTGATTGGTTGGCCATTTGAAGGTCGAGCAACTTTTGGTTGAAAGACTTTAGGCCGAAGTCAGATGGGGGAACGCGGTTGACGATCAGCCCATCGTCATTGTCGGTAAAGGCAGCACATATCCGCACTATCTCCATGTATATCTTGGCCATTTGGATAGCGTAGTCGTACAATGGGTCATACACATTTTGAAGGTCAATATTTTTGGCCGTAGCCGTTTTTTCAACGGTGTCCTGTGTGAATGTCTCGGAGTTAAAGCAGGCACGGTGGAACGATGTCCTGAGATACTCCTGCCATTCACCCATAAACTTCAGGAACTCCGTGTCGGGGTGGAAATACACCACCAACTTAGAAATATCAATAACATCATCACCTTTTCTTGGAAGGTCGAATAGGATTACCTCCTGTGCCGATGTTGGAACCAATCGTGCTGTACCGCCGCACTTAGAACACTCATGTGGCTTTTGACCTGACGACGGACATAGCCCTGTCGAAGAATCTGGCTTACACCTATCGGCATACATCACTTTTTGCGGGTGTGCGTGAAGGGCTTGCGTCAAGTCCATCTCACTCACCGCCTTGATAGTCTTTTTAAGATATGGCACACCGCTATGGAAAGGGTTTACATAGGTTTCGCCCTGCGTGAAAATATCCTGAACGTATCCTATCCTTTTGGCCTGTACCATGCCTGCACCAGAAAAGTGTTTTTCGAGGGTATAGAATTTAGAGTTTGCTTTGTTGGATATAACCTCACCGCTTTGGTCACTGAGCGAAGTCGAAGTGGGTTGTTCAAACAATTCCGTTATCACCCATGCCCAATCGGTGAAGTAGAGGGTGTATCTTGTGCCTTCCTTTGTTAGTGTGTCACCATTGGCGGCAACCTTTGAGAGTGTAATCTTTTCTTTGATAAACAGGTAGTTCAATGATCTGTCACGGTTATAACCGTAGTCAATGGCCGAATGGGAAGAATATTCAACGGGTCTTGGTTTGGCTTTTTCTGTGGCTGAGTCGAAAGGGTCAAACTCCACCACTATCCAAGCGTTGGGGTCTGAGAAGGACAAGTCCTTCACCCTTGTTTTTAGGTAATGGTCAATAGAGTCGCCGCCATAGAAGGTATCTGTAACCTTTTGCAGTGCCTCTGTTTTTGTTTCAAAGCCTTCGCCTTTGTCACCTTGTTCAAAGTCGAGTTTATCAATCAGTGGTCTTGCTCGGTAGGTTTTCTCGTATGTCTTTATCACACCGCCTGTCATGGCAGGGGTGATGGATTCTGTCAGTGACACCCTTTGTTTAAAGTCTTCGGGAGATTCCCGCCGAACAACCTGACGGAGATCAACATCCTGACCTTCGCCCGTTATCATACGCATGTAGTATTCGGCCCATGTGACGGCCCTGTCGTACCATTTATGTTTAGGTTCTTTCTCAATAGCTTTGAGTACGTACACCCTTGCCTGTTCTGTGTTCATAGTCTTTCTTTATAAAAAGTTTGACAAATATAAATCTAATTGATTTGATAATTCAAAAGTAAGGTAGTAAGTTTGTTTTTTCATTATCAGGTTTAGTGGGTTTAGTAACATGGGGGCGGGGTAGTAGCCGCCCTTTCTTTTTCGGCTACGTTCAATAACCGTCACTCAAAATAATCATCAAAGCAGCTTGCAAGAAAATACTCAATAGCATCGCCTGCGTGACCATTTTTCTGATATTCCTGCCCCGAAGAATCTTTCACCTTAGTTTTTCTCTTACCCCCGTCAGGCCCTTGGGTACACATGGTAAAGTCGGCCACAAGTTCACCGCAACGCGGGTCAACCTCGATGTCAATATTAAAACCACCGTAGAGCATCTTATTAAGAAAGTCTGCCCGTTTGACCACAGAAGGGTTGCTGTATAAAACCCTGTTAGAGCTTTTGTTGAGCAGGCCATCGGGGGCATATCCGATAAACTGTTCTATCATATCGTAGTTATGTTCGAAGTCTTTATTTTGGGTGCTGCGGGCGTGGCCCGAGGCGTCACCATATATAAAAGCACCTGAGTTGTGTTTTAGGATGTCGAAATACTTGTACCTTACCGCGAGGGCCGCACTTTCGGAGTTGCTGTCGGGTGGCCGCATAGGAAATTCATCAATGAATCTCACCTTATATCTATTATCAACAAAAGCAATTTGGGCAATGCCGACATATAGATATGGTATGACGTTAAAGTCAAAGAAAATGTGCAGGGCGATGGTTGGGTCGTATGGGCATGGTTTGACGTGTTTGATATAATTATATTCATGGTAGAACTCTCCGCCCTGCTTCGACACTGGGCTGCCGAAGATAAACCTATCAATTTTATGTTGGTTGCCCGCAAAGTCTTCCAAAAGATTCTCTATGTACCCTTCGGGCAGGTTGGCCTTATTGGAATATATGGTAGAATTGATCACCAGCTTTCTTTCTGTCTCCAACTTAAAATAGCTTTTAGCATATAGCTTAGAGACGATCTCCGAGTAGTGTTTTGGAAGGTCGAACCAATCGTTTATCCATTCCACCTTAGCGGGGGAAGTGAAAATATACAATGGGTTGAAGGACTTAACCACCTTGCCGTTTTCTGTCATCAGCGGAGCATCTTTGCTTGTCCTTGTCCACAGGCCGCTATTTTCATTTTCGTGAACCGTTTTAAGTGAATATTTTTTATCCCCATCGACCACAAAGATTGCCTTTTGACGGAGTCTGCCGACGATAACATCTTTCACGGCTTCTTCCCTTGTATCCTTAGTTTCATCGAGCAAGGCCCAAGCAAATTCAAAACCATCAATAAGCTGATAATTTTCAAGCGATGCAATACAAATCAGTCCGCCATTATAGAGACTAATCATGCCATCATAATCGGTCAGGGAGTGAAGTTTTGGCCAGTTATCCTGTGGGCGTTTGTTAACGACATAGTGAATATCCTTCACTAAGCCAAACTCGTCATGCCACATATCGAACATTCTTTTGAGTGTAGCCCCTGAAAGTTGTTTATAGGCATTAGCGGCCACAAGGCCGATTGCATCGGGGAATTGGTCAAGAAACTTTATAGCCATCATGCCCAAAAGCCATGACTTGCCCGATCCAATCCCCGATACAAACAGGTTTCTTTCTTTATCCGAATTATAAATTTCTTTCTGAGGGTTTGATAGTGCCAAAATAATTTAGAATGAATCTAATGGCAAAAGTAACCTATTTTGATTTTATCTTTGACCCATGAATAGCAACAAACCAAGATTATGTGAAAACTTCGGTGTCTGTGATGCAGAATGTCAGTGTATCTTAACAATCAACGCCCATTGGGATAATGATTTTACTGGAATAGATTCACCGGTTTAATAACAAAGTCGTGTCAGTAACAAATTTTGAAGAACTAACCTTAGAGCTAACGGACAAAGAGTTAAAGCTCATACCGCTATTAGAAAGTGGGTTTAGCCGTTACACCATAAACAACCCAATCAAATCGGCAGAGATAGTGGCCAAGTTAAACGCCAACCCGAACATTTCACTAAACTTCACAGGGCCACGCTTACGTAAATGCGTCAACTACATCCGTTCCCGTGGCCGCCTGCCAATTATAGCAACCTCTGACGGCTATTTTGTCTCATACGACCCAACCGTCATCCAATCACAAATACAATCACTCAGGGAACGGGCAAATTCAATCATCTCCTGTGCCGATAACTTAGAACATTTTTTAGAATGAAAAGATTTACTGTTTTAGTAAATTGTCCTTCTTGAAGTCGGAAAAGATTGTAGTCACCTTCTCATCATACAACCGCCCCTTCCTCCCTATGAAAGGATTGAGCATATAACAGACCCGCACCTCACCATATATCAACCCTTTAATCTGATATAAAATCCCTGCCTTCATTAACCTCTTCATTAACTGAATATACATCGCCTCCGACTTAACCTCTAAATACCTCTGTAACGTCTCATTCGTATGGGGCCTGTTCCCATTATAAACAATGCTCATAGGCGTTCTCACTACCACAGCCATCT